TCACCGCTTAACAATGACCGGTCATCGGAAGCGCTGCCGGGCGCACGCACCTGGGCTGATGTGGAATTGGACATCGTGCTGGCCGGTATTGCGCGACTGGCCGGGTCCGATGATGCCGACAACGACACTCTGTCCTGGGCGCGCAAGACGCTCGACCGACGCCCTGGTGAGGTGATGGCCTGGGTGCTGGGTCTCCGCAAGGTCAATGGCGTGCTGGCGTACGGAAGCAATTTTATCTTTGACCTGGTGCGCGGACTGCCGGCTGGCATCGATGTCGAGCATGATACCTGTGCCTTGGATGCGCACATAGCCAGCTTCCTGCGGGAGTATGGTTTGTTGTATGTGAGAAAAGGGGAGGGCGTGACACCGGATGTCAGCATCACTGCCGTGACGACCAAAACCCGGAGAAGGCCGAGCAACGCGCCGGGGCGCTGAACGTGCGGTTGGAAGAACGAAAGCGTGGCCGGTTCTCGGCTAGTCATTGAGAGGATGAATTGATGGATAAGTTTAGCGAACTGAAAGCGGCCGCAATGGCCGCTACTCCGGGGCCGTGGAAGGCGTTTATTGCTGGAGACACATGTGCCGTTCACACGCCGAGTGATAAACGCTGCGGGAACGTCATTAACTGGCCCGGCTTTGATTGTCGTCATAACGCCGCAAACAATGCCGCTTTCATCGCCGCGGCTAACCCTGCTGCCCCCCTCGAGTTGCTGGTAGAGCTGGAAGCGTACAAACAGTACGCCAAAGAGCGCGATGCAGAGAATGAAAGCCTGGCGCTAACGGTTGGACGCTTGCGCGTAGAGCTGGAAGCCATGAGGGGGCAGAGCAATGGATAAATTGACCTTTGAACATTTCTGTGACCGTCCAACGTGGGCGGTGGCGGCTGGGTATGACTTCAACATCATTGATTGTCTGTCATCAGCAGCTACTCGATTTGAGATAGCGAAAAGTATCAGTGACGTAATGCGTAATATCCCGGATATCGAGCTGCGGGATGTTTGGTGGAAATTGCCGACTTACCTGCTCTCCATTCTGATTCTTGTCACCTGGCCGCTGACATTTTGGGTTGCGGGTGTTATCACCTACCTGAAATGTTTACGCAGCAGGAAAAAGTATCTTGGATCGAAAAACGAGAGAGTGCAGATAAATCTCCGTAACTGGCTTGACGACTTTGAGCTTAACCAGCGCAGAAAGGCGAGGCGGTAGGCCCAGCATGGCTAAGCGGATATTACCCTTGCTGGCAGCAGTTCCGGGGCAACGGCAGGCTGTTTAATCATCAATTACGTGCTACCTTTTCGGGTAGCACATTGATTAGAGAACAAAAAAATGGCTGATCACGCATCACGCATTGACTACATCATCGAAAAACACACCATCACCGAAAAAAGCGAGTCGCCGGCTATTTCTGGCCAGTGGCAGAAGGTGCTGGCCGAATGCCAACAGCAGCGACTGGGGAGCGAAGAGCGGTTGCTGTTGGCGCTGCGTTCAGTGGATTACGTCACCAGTTTTGAACTGCCGTTCCGGCTTCTGCTGATCCGCACCCCGCAGCTGATTGATAGCATCCGCCAGGAACTTACCGTCCACAGCAAACTAACTACTATCAACAACGGCAAGCGCGGCACGGTTTACAGCCTGAAACCCGATTTCTCCGGCGTCCCTGATACGTTCCACTACCAGCGCAGCGGTAAAATCCGGCGCCTGGACGGTGGTGAGCTGACGGCCGATCGCTATGTCGGTATCGCCAGGCAGACCACTGAGCCCCGCAACCGACTACGCCTTGCCTTCACCTCCGGGCTTAAGGTGACCGCGCTCGATGCGCTGCTGTTCTTTGGCGTGCAGCGTGTGGCATCTGACGTCTCCGCTCTTCGCCGGGAAGGGCTGAATATCGCCCTGCAACACGTCAATACCTTTGACAGTGCGACGCAGGTGGTGCGCTCGATGCCGGTATATTTTGTTGAGCACTGAAAACAAAAAAGCCCCGCACGAAGGCGGGGCTGCAGCTGTAGATCACTCCACGGTATAAACGATTCTGGAATGTGTGTTGTGCGCTCGGATCCAGGCGACCGTTGGCGGTGTAATTGACCATACTCCGACTTCGAGAATAAACCCTTCATCATCCGCCCCCGGCTGACTGTCTGATGATATTACTCTGACCGCATCCCCGAACACCTGCAGCGACATTGTCTGCGAGCCGTCAGTGAATTGGATCCAGGCGGCGCCTAATTCCTTGATTAGTGTTTGTGCTGACATGATTTTTCTCCGTGATTACAGTCCCAGCAACGCTTTAACAGCATCCGCATCGGCGCATTGCAGCAACTGCTCACCAAACGGCGACGCCGCCAGGTTCGACGTGCCGGCACCGATAGCCGCGCGCGCTGCTGCGTTATCCTGCGCGGTGAGCAGGCCGTAACCGGTGTCGGTGACTAGGTTCAGGTAGTATTTGCCGCCAACCTTCAGGTAGCGCCCCTCGACTATCTCAAACCCGCCCACCTGACCCTGGCCGTTGTCCGTCGGGTCGATTTGCCAAATCGGTGTTTCCTTCCCTTTGCCCGTGCGTATATTGAGGCGTAGTGAGACCGCCTCCTGCGCATTGTGCGCATACTCGGTATAGGCTCCCACAGTGCCATCAGGCCAGGCGAGATTAATCAGCGGGACCCAGTTATCCGCCACCGGCTGCGGCAAGTACACCGTGAGCATGTTTTTCAGCTCAAGCTGACCATCAATGACCTGGTCGCCGTCGGTGCCCATGGCATCTATCGCAGTCCGGGCGGCTTCCTTATCATCTGCGATAAAAACGGCATACCCCGTGTCCGATACCTGGTCCAGTGCATACCCGTTACCGACCTGTAAAAAGCTGTCGTTTGGAAGACCGATACCGCCCGGTTGCCCGTTGGGACCGGTCCGCGGACTCAGCAGCAGTAACTGGCGCAGGGTGCCGTCCGCCATGCGGACGCAAAAACGCAGAAAGGAAGAATCGTCCGCGCCGTGGGAGTAATCCAGGCTGGCCCCTGGCGTTCCGTCCTGGAGGGGAATATCGAGCAATGTCACCCAGGTGGCCGCACCTGGATCAGGGGCGATGATGGTGAGCTTTTCTTTCACCTGCAGATGACCGTCAATAATTTGGTCACCCTCGGTGCCCATCGCGCCTATCTGCTGGCGCGCTGCGGCATCGTCTGCGGCCTTCAGAAGCGCTTTTCCTATGGTGGTCGCTCCGGTAATGTCATCGACTGTAACTGAACCATTGCCGGTATCACCCAGTGTGTTCGTGGATTTTGATATCGCCATAAGGCTACCTCGCTAACCCTCCTTGCGGGAGGGTATTTCAGATACAAAAAAGCCAGCTCAAGGCTGGCTATCGCTTTTTTGTTGGTTTATTCCGGCTTATCCGGCCACTCCGGTTTATCGACGTTAACGCGGCTCAGCAGCACGCTGTAACGCTCCCAGGCCTCAAGCCTGGTCTTTTCCTCTGCAGTGGCCATGTCGTACTTCACCGCACGCTCCAGCATCCTGATAACCGCCTCGGCTTCATCGAGCAGGCGGGCTTTGTTCGTCACCCACCCCTGCCGGGTTTCCTCCGGCGTCGGTGGCGGAATATCGACCCAGGCCGGATTTTTGCCCTTGCTGCCACGCATTTTTCCTTCGGGCGCCCGGCCGGTGAAAGTGGCGTACGTCTCGTCGGTGACGTCCACCAGGTCCGCCGGCAGCGTGCCGGCCTGTTCGTAGCTGTCGAGCAACGCCACCGGGTAAAAACCCGTCGTCGTCGCGCTGAATTTGTAGTTGCTCATGCTCAGTACCCCACCGCTATCCAGTAAATTTCTCGCTCCTTGGTGCCGTGCAGCCAGTTGAAGGCATCTCTTGCACCGGTCAGGTCCTGAACCTGTGGGTTCCAGGTGGTCTCATACCCCTGGGCATAGTTGCGAATGATGGTCCACACGCCCAGCAGCGTGTTGGGTACGGAGATATTCAGCGGGACGCGCTCTATCACCCCCGCGTCGCTGATACGCCCATCAAAAAAGCCGCCCTGGGCAATCAGCGCACCACCGTTGAGATTGAACCGTGCCCACCATTGGGTGCCGCTGACCGACATTTGACCAACGTTTTGAATCAGAGCATTGACCCATTCCTGGGTAGCAAACGTGCCCGCCTTGCTGCTGATGCCGCCGTTCTGCGGGTTAAAGTCCCAAATACATTCAAAATTGTTATCGCCACGTACGTGGATAACAGGGTGAGCAAATTCGTTATTGCCGGTCCTCAAATAGCTATAACTGACCGCAGTCGGATACCCCTTACCCTTCAGCGTTGAGGTCCCTTTCGCTATCGGAACAAGTATTCCACCGGGGTTCACATCCCAATCCCAGTTCGGTTGGAAAAAGGGGGCTTTGCTATTCAATTGGTCAGCATAAGCGCCTGCACCTTCCGGCGTCACGTTTGGCGTGCTGGCAACGTAGGGGGTAGTTAGCGGGCCGGTCAGCGTGCCGCCATAAGACATCAGTGCCTGATACCAGCCGCTAGCCGTGCCGTTTACGTTTATGGCAACGCGCAGGCCTGGCTTTGCGCCCTCTTCATGCGATATTTGTAGGTAGTGATTGAATCTCTGATTTCCCGCCGTTGTTTTAACGTCGCTTCCATTTGTCGTGCAGATGACAGAACCCCACGGCGTACCGGCCCAGGTGCTGTTCTCAACGCTCCACACGCCCGCAGATGTTGGCGCAGCGCCTCCGGTCAGCACCCTCTCAATGCCCATTTTGGCGGCCATGTTGTTGCGCACGTCGGCGGCGTTAATACCGGCAGCGGTCGGCGGATTTTTGGTGGTATAGACCTCTGCCCAGGTTATGCCTTTTTCCGGCACGCTTGAATAACCGATATACGCCCGACCGCTATTGCTTGCGGCAAAATAGCTGGTTGATGGGCCTCCGTCGCACGGTGCGCTTATCACGCCGTAGACGTTAGGCCCAGGCGCGTTTAAGGATGTGCCATTTATGCGATAAACCATGGCGGTGTTGTTGTAGGCATCATCACGGTGCTGTGGTCCCATGCCCCAGCCATATGCCGGCGGCGATGCCCACTCCGACCACGGGCCATCTTTGCCGTTCCAGGGGCCTGTCAGCCCTCGCACGAACTTTTGTCGGGTGCTATACGTCGTGTACTCCTGTTGGCAACCATAGGCGCTGGGGGTGACCATCAGCGTGCCGGACAGATTGACCGGGTAGTGATTGGCCGCTGTAGCAGCAGTGTTCGCCGTCTGACAATAAACGCCCGCGTGGGAGGTTGCGCCCAGGGTGTTCAGGTCTACCGTCAGCGGGGTGGGATAAAGCGGCATGGCGCTATCAATAATCTTGGCCTTCAGCGCCTTCTCAAGGCTGGCCTGCAGCTTATTCAGGTTGCCATCATCCAGTACGTCATCGCCACTGCGGTTGGCGATAAACTGCGCCACCACACTGGCAATCACCGACGCCTGGCGCCAGACGGTATTCATCTGCGTGGTTTTGGCAATGCCGGTACCAAAACCGGGGCCTCGGGTGGGGAATTTTTGATAGTCGTCCGGCTTCATCACATCCGCATTGGTTGCCGTGGCGAAGGGGAGGTATTCGTTTTTACTCATCGGATTGTCCTTGCAGTTTTTCGCCCCACACGCCCTTGTTGAAGCCGGCGATGAAGTCATTGTCCAGGTTGAAGCCGAACAGCGGCCCGGTGTCGCTCGAGATGATGTGGTTGCTCACCCGCACCCCCTCGGGCTTGATGTCCAGAAGCCCCATCGCGATGATGGAGCGCATCAGCGGTGACAGGCGGGTGCCGCTGATGAAGATGTCCATCGTCATGTCGAAGTTGTCGACCGCGAATATCGTCGCGCCCAACGACGGCGACAGCCCGGCATAAATTGCCGGCAGCTGTTCCATGGTGCCGTCCCAGTGGTTGGCCTGAATTTTGGTGCGCAGAACCATGCGGTAGGTGTCATCGTCCATGGTGATGACGCCTTCATCCTCACTGTTGACCACGCGGCCAATGCCCACCCAAAGCCCCACAGTGTCGAGCTGCACCCCTTCCGCGTTGTCCAGGTCAAAATCCGCCGGCATTCCCGCCAGCGTGCTCTGTGAGTCGATAAATGCCTGGGTCAGCACGTCGACGGTGGCCACAAAGCGTGGCTTGTCGTTGTGCCAGGAGGTGATGCGCTTCAGATACGGGTTATCGGCCATCAGCTCACCTCGACAGTGATATTGGCCAGCGTGCTGTGCGCGGCCGCGTTGAAGGCAATGGCGATATTGGCGCCGCTGACGCTGCCGGCACTCGTCCCCATCGTCAGCGACAACAGGTCGAAGGTCTCCCCGCCGTCTTCGCCGGCGAGGTTGGCCGGCAGATACAGCCGCGTCAGATACACCGTCTCGCCGATGCCCAGGGCGTTGATGTAGTCCACTACGCGCTGTTTGATGCGGTCACCGGTGGCGGCGGTATAGCCCAGCAACGCCTTTAGCTGGATATGGACGTAGACCTCCACCTCAGTGGGACGAAAGAAGTTGATGGGGTGGGGGATGCCGTAGTCGTCCGCCACGATTTCGGTTGTGGTGCCGTACGTTGCCGCCCCTGGCGTCTTCTTGAGTGAAATGGTCGCCGCAATGGCGGCCGCATCCCCGCCGTCGACGACGAGAGAGATGGAGTGCGGCGGCAGACCGTTGGCGTCCGGCACCCCGGTGTCGTTCTCGCAACCCCGGTAGCGCACCACGTCGTCCAGGGTGGCCACTGCGCCCACAATGCCACTGAGCACCGTGCGGGACGGCAGCGCCACCGACTGCTGTTGACGTGCGCGCAGCTGAGAGTCGGTCTCGACCGGCTGCCCGACTGCAGCGCTGCCGGGGTTGTTGACCGACTGCCAGCCCCTAGTCGGCGTGTTCATGGTGGTGATGGTGCCAGGTGCCGCCACGACCGCCCCCTCCACCGCGCACAGGGCGGTCACCAGCGCCTGCCCATGCACATCAAGCGTCACCATCGCCGGCAAATTCCAGGTGACGTTATTGGCGTCCCGGGCCGAGCCGTTGGTGATGGTGATACCTACTTGCCCCGTCAGCACCAGGTCAACGGTCGATCGCGTGGTCGGCTCACGGGTGATGCCGTTGATTTTGACGTTGCTGGACAGGGCGCCGCCGCCGGACGTTGCCGGCGAGAAACTGTTGTAAGCCGCGATGATGGCGTCGTTGGTGTCACTGATAGCCTGCGCGAACAGTGCCAGCAGCTGGCCGTCCTTGCTGTCCGACGCCAGGTAAACGTCTTGGCCGTAAATCTGCTGAAAATAGCCGGTCAGCTTGTCCAGGATAGTCTGGTAGTCGGGCGCACTTATCCCCTGGGGCGTTACCGTTGCCGATAACCCCAGCGTATCGAGATTGAGCATTAGTCCTCACTTGCGACCGTGGTCTGGCCGTAAACCGTGTTGACCGTGGCGGTAAACGTCAGCCGGCGCGTGTCGCCGTTAAACTGTGTGGAGAAGGTGACGATCTCCGTCACGCCTGGGGTGTCGAGGATGCGTTCGCGGATGGCCAGTGAGGCGATATCGGCCTGCTGCTTCCCCAGCACGGCCTGAGGATAAGGCGTACCGTCTGCGGTATTGAGGTACCACTCCCCCTGCCAGAGCTCCAGCCGGGTCTTGATCGCCTGGCGTACCGTCTCCGGGGTGTCGGCCAGGAAGGTGTTGTCGCCCTGGCCGAAGGTGTAATCGCCGTCGTCGTCTTCGCGTCGGTATCTCATTGCGCCTTCTCCGTCGTGCCACCTCCGCTCTGCACGCCGCCGTGCACGTGGTCGGTGAGACTGATGCCGCCGGCGGTAACGTCCTCACCGAACGACGCGGCGCCGCTGCCGGCCGCCTGAGTAACAGAGCTGTTGAACGTCACCGGGCCGTTAAAGGTGACCGGGCCGTTGATCTCCGCACTTTTCGCGGTGGCCGTCAGTGTGCCGGCAGTGGTGATCGCCACCGCATGACTACCAGGACTCAGCGAGATGATCGCCGCCCCGTCATCGGTACGCAGCTGGACGCTGTCGGTGCTGATGTTGCCTATCTTGTTGACCTGCGACTGTGGACCAGGAATGCAAAATCCATCAGACAAACTGTGTTGGCGCCGATCGACCGGCTCCTGAACGCCGCCGTTCTGCCACCAAAAATCGATGCAGCGATCGGCAAATACCACCAAACACTCGTCGCCGGCCTTCACGGGGAACGTCAGCGAGCAGCCCCCGCCGCGCGGGAAGATGACGGGGACATCAACCAGTAGCGGGTAATTTTGGGTGCTTTGCCTGCCATTGCCGCTCTGGAGAATGTATTTCACCGCTGGTTGTACCACGGCCGTCACCGTCTCCGGATTGAACGACTCAATGATGCCTGGCAAGGCCACGCGCAGCTGATCGCTGAGGCTTTGATTGGACGATTTAAGGGTCTCGGCTAAGGAGCCGCTGCGGGATTGGCTGGTTGTTGCCATGATTTTTCTCCATGAAAAAACCAGCGTGAGGCTGGCTTTGTGGGTAATGTGGTTATGGAAAGTACTATTGATGCGTCATTGGAGGCGACATGAACACCACACAACAGATGATGATTACGCTCTCCCAGGAAGAGCTGGAGCGGGTCAGGGCCCGTGTGGCGTCAGGGGAGTACGCCACGGAAAACGACGTGTTCTGTGATGGCTTGCGTCTGCTGTTTGAACGTGAATTGGGGACTGAACAGGCATCAACAGCGCCACGCCCCGACAGCTAATTCTCCGCCTAACCGGCCGCACACTTTTTTGAGCGTGTGTTGATAATTGCCATGTGGTCGCATTGTGACTACAATTAACCTTCAACACATGATGAAGGAGAACTGCAATGAGAGTTTCTGACACTTACGTCCGGGCGCGTATCGATGCCGAGACCAAGGCTCGGGCAACGCTGGCACTCGAAGATATGGGCCTGTCCGTCTCTGATGCCATCCGGTTATTGATGCTGCGGATTGCGGAAGAACACCGGATGCCCTTTGAGGTCAAGGTCCCCAACAAGACGACGCAACAAGCGATTGCCGAGCTGGAAGCCGGCAAAGGTACTAAGTTCGCCAGTATTGATGACCTGATGGCAGATTTACATGCGGACGATTGATCGCTCAGCAGCGTTTAAGCGGGATTACAAACGGGAAGCAAAAGGAAAATACCGAACCACGCTAGATACGCTGATTCGGTCGGTATTGCTTGCTCTGGCCACAGACCAGGCGCTTGATGCCCACTTTCGCGATCACGATTTGTCCGGGAACTGGGCTGGGTATCGTGAGTGCCACATAAAACCCGACCTGCTATTGATATACCGAAAACCGGATGCGGACACCTTAAGGCTGGCGCGCCTTGGCTCACACAGCGAACTTTTCGGCTAATCCTTCGCCTTATGGCAGTTGAACGAGCCGATGATACGTGGGGCGTCCATGCTGCTTTGAATCAGCTGGACGTTTAGCCATGACTTACCGTCACGCTTGATGAACTCGAAGCCGTAGTTATTGCCGTCGCGGGCTGGCCTCAGCCCTATTTCCCATATGGTATTGGCGCCGTCACCTTTAGCTCCAAGCTCCCTCACTTTCTGCGAGGTTGCTTTTTCACCGTTAATGCGAATCCAACCATCATCATTTCCGGTTAGTTTCCACCCGGCGCATTGAAACGCTGCATGAGCACTTACAGAAAACAAGATGGCACTTGCAAGTGTGGATATAGCTATTAATCTCATTGACCACCTGTTCTGTCGAAATATGCTTTTGAAGGAAGATCATTAGCCCCGCGCGCCTCACAGGCAATGTCCATATACCAGGCCTGCCCGCGGGTGTCACCAGTGTAGATGATCCCCGTCACCACGTACACGCCATCGGTGGCGATGCTGGCGCTTTGTTGCTTCGACCCGGGCAGGTACAGACTTTGGTTACCGTTGAGGGTGTCGTCCTGGTAGCGGCCTGTCGCCATACTGAGCTCGCTGTCGGGCAGTGACACCCGGTTGATGGTGACATCCCGCTCATTGAGCCGCACCTGGCCGTGGATACGGATGTTGGGGTTGATCAGGCAGCGGACGTTTACCCCGTTGCCGAAGGTCTGTTGCGGCACGCCGATCAGGCCGGTCTGACTGTTGAGGTCAACGGCTTCATGCATGACCTCATCGTAGCCCACCATCTCCATCTTGCCGTTGACCAGTTTCCAGTATGCCTGGCACATCTCGCCGACCTCATCCATCAGGTTGCGTGACATACCAAACAGCACCCGACCGCGCGGAAATACCGTCGGCGGCATTTTTTCCTTTTCCGGCCGGCGCCCCTCGGTCACGCCCATGGCGTTAAAGTCCAGCATCATGGCGCTCAGCATACTGTCCGCCGTCCAGCCGGCCGCCAGCGTCGAGGCCGAGCCGGTGGTGCTGAACGCGATGTCGGTATCGCCGGCCTGGATAAGAATGTAGCTGTCGACCGGGTTGTCCTTGCCTGTCAGGGTGTAGCGAATATCGCCGCTGAAAATCATACTGTAGTTCCGGCCGTCGCGCTGCCCTGCCGGCTGCGTACCGGCTGGGCGCGCCTTGCCGACCTGGTCTTCGCTGACCACCGGCTCCAGCCCCTCGTAGCCGGCGAACACCTGAATCCTGGTGAACTGATTCTGGGTGATCTGGTTGATGGTTTGCTGGTTCAGGTTGTAAATCTTGAAATTGCCATAGCTGCTGGCGCTGCTGATGTTGAAGCTCTCAATGGTAAAGCTGACGCGAAAGTCTCCGAGGTTGAGGCCGACGCCATCGGCACCGACCAGCTGCAACTCAAAGTGGCGCATCCAATTCAGACTCATGCGGTGGTCTCCTGCAGGAAGTAAAGTCGGGCTCCGCTGCCCAGGTTGTATTCGGTGGGGTATGGGGTGTCGCTTTTCACGACCAGCTTGCCGTTGAGGCCGACGAACGGGTAGGACGCCAGTAGGTCGGTGTCGGGGATGAGCGGCACTCCGAGCACCATCGGGTTGCCCATGGCGTCGTAGAGGTCCAATATCCAGCCGGCGACGCCGCGCCAGATAAGCGTCATCCTGAGCGACTGGCCGCCCAGGGTGATGGCGAACTGCTGATTGTCTGGCGTCAGCGGGATTTCCTCTATGCTCGCGCTCATGGTTTCAACCCCGTCATGTTCAGCAGCCCGTCCCAGCCCTTGATCAGTAGCGAACTGTCGACCGGTATCGGTGTTTTGGTTCCGGTATTGATGACCGGCGATGTGCTCAGGCCCATTGCCATGTTCTGCTTGTCCGCCACCTGTATCGGCGTGGCGGAAGTCATCACCACTTCCCGCAGGGTCAAGGTGGCCATCAGTACGTTTTCCGTGGTGCGGTCGGTGCTGACCTCGATACTGCGGATCAACATGTTGCTGTACTTGCGTTTTCCAGTGATGACATCGAGCGGCTGCCGATCGTTTTGCATGTCGAGAAGCTTTTTGTACGTGTCCTCCGGGCTGAGCCCCAGTGACGCGCCAAACGTCGACGTGTCGGCAAAATCCAGCAACGACCCGCCGCCGGCAAAACCGCAGGCCATCACGACATCGGAGGGCTGCTTGTAGGCGTGGTCGCTGACAGCGGCGCCGGTCTGCACCGGGTGCTGGGTGATTTCCAGCGTGTCGGTGTGTTTTTCACTGACCACCACGCTGGGGACCAGTACGCCGATTTTGCGGGTGTGCTGGCGAAAAATAGCGGATAAAACATCCATTAGCTTCTCCTGGTGTTACCTGCGTTAGTGACCTGAGCGTTGTTTTCCATCTGGTGGCGTCCGACCTCGTTTCCGACCTCCGTCGCGTTGCCGCCGTAAATGTGGTAGGTGTTCTGCTGACTGATTTGTGCCCCCCGCCCCTGGTTTGCCGCCTGGTACGCCAGCTGACTGTTCCAGTTCGAATACCCTTCCTTGCGTGACATGGATTGCATCAGCGCCGCCAGGGTGTTGGGGTTGGACAGATTCAACACCGCATCCGGGGATACGTGCATCCAGCCGGCCACGTCTTTCGCGTACTTCACCGGGTCGTTATGGTCCCCCGCCGGCGCCCACGTTTTGACGATATCCCACACCGTCTGCAACTTGTGCCCGGTGGTCTTGCCGGTGAAGTAGCGCAGCAGCTGGTTCTTCATGGCGGTCCAGCCGTCCAGCGCCGATGCAAACGACCGGAACCCCTGGCCACTGACGGGGCGAAGGTTGCCGGGATTGTTGTTGCGATCGGGAAGTGCCGGCATGTGCGCGGACTGGGCGTGTTGCTCGGGCTCGCCACTCGCCATTCCCCTGGACGACATGCCGGGGTGGAGGTGCCAATCCAGTCCGAGGAACCAGCTGGTGATATCGTCGAAGGTCAGGAGTGGCTTACCGTTGGCTTGTTTTTGCTTCATCTGCTGGGTCAGGTAATCCCCCACAGACATATTTGCCTGGTTAGCCGCCTTCTGGATGTCGTGAACCTTGTTCCACAGCTCAATGACCATCCCGATGGCGATCGTCTTGCCGGAGAACTTGAACAGGCCGCCGAGGGCGGAGGATACGCCGCTGATGGCTTTGATCATCTTGATGGCCCAGACCCCGGCCGTATAGGTAGCCAGCGCCTCCAGGATGACCTTCCAGCCACCGACGGCATCTTTTAGCGCCAGCAAGTGGTCGCGTAGCCACACCAGGGCTTTTTTGGCCTTCTCGATATCGGGCTGCCATTTCGCCCAGTCAATCAGGCTTTTGCCGCCCTCCCTCCAGGTACGGTAGTCATCCCACAACAGGAAAATGGCGCCGGCCAGCGCCGTGATGATGCCGATGGGGGACGACCAGAACGCCGAGTTCACCAGCTTCAGCGCCACCGTTAGCGCCCCGAGCAGCACGATAAACTCCCGGGTAGACTTATCCAGCGTCTTCCACCAGTGCGCTATCTGGTCTGCGCCATCAATCAGCCGGTGCACCAGGTGGCCAACCATATCGGCCAGCCACATAATGCCCTTAATGCCGCGGGTGATGACCGCCTCGATTTTCGGGAAGTTATCCAGCATCTGCTTGCGCAGCCGATCGAGGGAGCCCACCAGGCCGCCGGCCATGTCGGCGCCGATTTTGTCCCGCGCCATGCCGGCCATCGTGCCGAAGGCCTTCAGGGAGGTCATGAAGCGGTTGGAGCTGGCGGCGGCCTTGTTGGCATCAAAACCGATCGCCTTCGCCATGGCACTGTATTGCTCGCCGTACTGGCCCAGACCCCGGCGCATAGCCATCAGGGTGTTGTCATCCATCCCCAGCATCTGCGCGTACTGTCGGGCGCGATAGAACGGCATGCTGTTGAGCTTTTGTCCCACGCTGGTAAAGATGGCCGCCATGTCACGCATATTGCCTTTGGCATCGCGGGTCTGGACGCCCAGACGGTTCAGAAACCCCTCGGCGCCCGGGTTATTGCGCATAAACGCCGCCATACCCTCCAGAGACGCCGTTGCCGCTGCAGCACTGCCCCCCGCCTGCGAGATGGCGTAGCTGAGTTTCTGGATACCTTCTGCAGAGGCGCCGGTGCGCTGCGACGCCTGGTACAGGCTATCGAGGCCGGAGGCGATTTTCGCGGTGAAGGCCACCACGGACAGCGCCGCCGCCTCGATGGCTGCCCCGGCTTTGACGGCGTTCAGGGTCACGCCCATCAACGCAGCATCAAATTTTTTCTCGCCGGTGTTATCCACCTCAAAACCCAACGACACCAGAAACGACTTGATCACTTCAGCGTTCATTGTTGGCTCTCCACTTGTCGATGCGGTACTGGTTGTCAGCCTCCATCATCAGAAAGTCATTCAGCAGCGCGATGCGGGCGAGGTCCACCCGTCCGCTGTCGAGGTCTTTCTGGTCAATGTTGAATTTCAGCGCTGCCCGGAGGATAAACTCCTCCCCGCCGGGCAGGGTGTTGAAGGTCAGGCTGCTGGCAGGTCGGGCGTCAGGGTTGTAGGGAGTGCGCGCAAAAAATTTCCCAGCGAATCAGCGACCACCCGCGCTACCAGCCCCAACATGGCGAACAGGTCGATATCGTCAAACATCAGCTGGCCGCCGGTGAATACCGGTGTCCAGGCTTTGCCGTTACGACGGGAGACGACCGCCAGGCAGGGGTGGATGATGGCGTTGGTGTCCTCGTCACTGAGCGAGGACAGCGCATCTGCGATGCGCGGTAGCACGGTTTCCAGCACCGGCGCCAGCGCATCGGCCTGCGAACCAGATTTGCCATCCTCTGCCGGCAACAGCGCCCGAATGGCGCCAATATCGGAGAACAGGCCGGCCATCACTGGTAGCAGCTTGCGGGAGACCTTCAGCTGGTCGAAGACGCTCAGTTTGGCCGCGCTGTAATCGTGGCCGTTGATTTGAAATTCCATCGGTTAAAACTCCCCCAATACCTGGTCGATTTTGCCGCAGTCAAAGACCCAGGCCATCATGCCGCCGTCTTTGCCGTTGGCGTTGTCCGGCTGTTTCTGGAATGCCGCGCTGCGGGCGGTGATGATGTCGCCGGAGGACTTGTTGCGAATGACGATCACGTTGTTGCCCCACGTCGCCGACGATTGGCTTTGCAGGTTGTACGCCAGCGACAGCTTTTTGTTGGCCGGTGAGGTTTTCAGCAGTGTCACTGTGATGGTGCCGGACTTGTCAGCGTGCAGGTTGTGCATCACTTCCCCGTCGGCGCCGACGGTCATTGTGTTTTTGGCGCCGCCCATAGCGACGGCGATCCCCTCTTCGGAGGTGGCAGAGCCATAGCCCAGATCAATCGAGCCGGTTGGGCCGGTAATGGACGCGCTGACGTCCATGAAAGAATAGGAATCAGACATTCAGGCTCTCCTTAACGAACCACGTTAACCAGGACATCGGCGAAGTGAACCGCCCCCGCCAGCTTGCAGGCGACCTGAATCGGTACCGCCTTGCGGGCCTCTCGGTCCGCCTGTGGCTGGAGTGAAATCGCATCCATCCAGACGTAATAGCCCTTGGTCAGCATGTCACCTGGTGACAGTTGGCCAATCGGCCCGCCGTTCCATACCCCCGGAGCAATCAGACCGTTATCATCCGCCTGGTCCATGGAGGCTTCGACGTTCGCCAGCAGCCGGGTGTTGCCCGCGTCAGTCTGCGGTACCTTGGTTGTGCTGGTATAGAGCAAGTTGTACAGGTTGGTTTGCAGGAAGTTCTGCAGCCAGTCGAGACCGTGGCGCTCGTCGATGAAATCGCCGTTGGCCATCACACCTTCCTGGATAATGGCGGTGTCGTTGTTGTAGTTCACGAACACGTTGCAGTTCTTTGCCTGCAGCGCCTTGGCCTGGGTGGAGGTCAGTGATTCCGCCGTGATGCCAGGCTCCTGCTTGAACTTCAGGGTGATGGTGGTGTTGTTGCCGTTAAAGTTAACGCTGAATGCCCGTCCCATCAGAGATGCAGCAGCGTAGGGGTCTGTACCGGAATACTGCGTTAGGGTTCGCCCCAGATTGGCCGCCGCGAGCTGGGCGGCAATGTCGTCCGTGCTCTGCGGGTCCGTCGCGTTGCCGTCCTGCACGGTATGGCCAAAGATGCGGGAGGGGCTTTGCGCCTCGATGAGCTTCGCCACGGCCACGACGTCATCCGGCTGAATACCCGTGTCGGCCAGCGTCAGCCCGTACCATTTCGCGGAGAACTCGGCCATCAGCGCCACGCAGTCGGTCAGCGATTCGGCCGGCAAGCCGGCGGCCGTTTTCGCGCCGTCCGCCTGCACCAGGTGCAGCAACGCTGAGAGGTCCGTGCCGGACGTGTTCGCTTCGGCAAAGCTGACAGACGATTTGTCACCGGTGGTCTTTGACGTCACCACAAAGCGGCCGGCGGCCGCATCCCAGGCTACGTTAGCGGTGGTGAGCTTGTCCGCCACCCGCGCGGCCACGCCGTTGAGGTTGCTCTCTGCCGCGAACGTAACGCCGGTGAGGGTTTTGGCCGTGCCGTCGACGGTGATTTTCATGGCACCATCGGTCACTGCGGTAAATAACGCTATGTCCTGCTGCGCTTGCGTCAGTACGCCGCCCAGCAGCTCGCCGGCGGCGGCCGCTTTCACCCAGCGCCCGACATACAGGTCTTTGGGTTGGGGGGACTGGGAGTAATAGCGCTGCGCGGCCTGCGTCTCCGGCGCCTGGGTGCCGAAATCCGCTTCAACCGCATCAAAGGAGGTATAGGCCCGCAGTCGCTCAAGCGGGGAAATCACGTTACTACTGCCGAGCACCAGAAGCGAACCGAAGTTACGCATCTGCGCGGCACGCGGAGCCATGAGGATGTCGACTTCTACGACATCAGATACAGGTAATCCCTGCGGCATAGGTTAATCTCCTGAAAGGATGACCGGAATGTCGGTCGGTGAGGTCGCAATCAGCGATTTGATGTTGTATTCGCGCACAATCTTGCGTGACAGTGTGACGGTGAGGTCATAACGCCGTACCCACTGGTTATTGATAAGCTCCGGGACGTTATACAGCGTGCCGGCATCGTTCAGAGTCAGCCCGGAGCGCCGGTTCAGCTCGGCGTTGTTCTGCTCTATGAAGATGCCGGCGCGAAAGCGGGCGGCCAGCTCCGCCCCCTCCGGCCCGTAAAAACAGCAGATCACCGTGACCCGCTCCCACGCCCACTGCTCTGACCGGTCATCAGAAATTTGCACGTCGGCTGGGTTGAGCGCCTGCTGTTGGGCGGTGATACCGAAGGCGCACCAGGTGGTGCCGATTTTCGGGATTTGTCGCTGCGGGTCGGTCCAGCGCGGATAGACCAGCGTCACATCGATGCCGGTCACCCCGCAGATCCACTCGCTGAGGTGGATCTCCAGCGCCTTGTCGTAGGCGGGACCTGCGCCCTCCGGGATAAGGTATCCCGGCGCGGTGCTGTCGTTACTCAATGAAGGTACCTCCATCGAAGTTCATCAGCTCACAGTGCGCCTGCACAAAGCCGGCGCCGTAGCGGGTGTACTCGTCCACAAAGGTCACGCGATAATCGCGACCACAGTAGGTCACGATATCGGCATCCAGGCGGGGAATGGTGCCGGCGGCTGCGCGGCCCTGTGTCAGCCGAAAGCGCGTCACGATAAGAATGGCCCCCGTCGTGTTCTGGCCGGCTGCCATCCGTTTCGCCTCGAGTGAGCGGTCTACCGTCACCGTGCCGGCGAACGGCATCTCCACCGGGGTGTTGACCGGGAAGTTATGCGCGTCGACCGTCTGCACCTGGCGGTGGCAGATCAGCTCCTCATCGCAGAAGTCCGGGTCGTCCAAAATGTCGTCCACGTCGAGATCGGGCATTATTTCTTCCTCACGACATAGTTGATGGATTTAAGCAGGCTGCCGGTGGCGTAGAGTGGTTTGTCGCCCGGGATAGGCGGTTTCGCTTCCCGCCGCCGCTGCAGCGTTGCCTCAGAGAGCGGGTGAAGTTGATCGCCGGCGCCGATCACCGTTTTTGATGCATCGCGTGCGATCGCCCCGGCGCTTTCCAGCTCACGCGTCGCCGCTTCCGGCTTACCGTCCAGTGCAGCAATCGCCGCGGCTTTCAGGTGGGCCGTGGTTGTGGGCTTTGAATCCTCAATGCCCATTTCCAGAAACGGCCGGGGCGGTAGCGTGACGGTCTCGCCGTCGATTTCTACTACCGCCCCGTTAGAGTGCAGATACCCCAGCTCCGCATTGGTGAGCGGGGAGCCCTCATCCCGCGCCGCCTTGTCCTCCGGGATGCCGACCAGCACATCCATACCGGACAACTGGCGCAGGGATGCCAGTACGTCGGCGGCCTTGTCCGCCGTGACCTTCACGCCGCTTTTCATCAGAGTTGCCTCCCGCCCATGCCGAACATCGACCACCAGTAATAAAACTCGCGGCCGTAGTTGGTGTTGTTCCAGAATCCCGCATCAGGATCGACAATCCCGGAGACGTCGTAGCTGCCGCTGACTTTATCGATACTCTTAGAGGTCAGGACGCCGGCGCCGCGGCTGCTGTTAACGACACCATTTTTACCGGCGCTGTGTATCCGGCCGCTGAGTTCCGTGTAATGCGCGGTAAACAGCTCGGCCAGATCCACGAAATCGCTACCAAACACATTCTGATCGAGGTTCCGATCAGCCCGGTTAAGGTAGCGTTCTATCGTTGTGTTGGGGTAAATGGCGGTGTCGTTAAACTCGGGGTAATCAGCGCGAAACTCTTCAACTGTCGGTAGCCGACTGTTTCTTGGCATCTTTCTTTTCCCCTTCGGTAGCCGGCTTTTCCAGCTCAGCGATGCGGGCTTTGAGTTCGACGGCTTCAGCAGCTTGCCCTTCCAACTCAGTGATGCGGGCCTTGAGTTGGTCGGCTTCGACTGCCAGCGCTTCCAGCTCGGTGATGCGGGTTTTCAAGGCGCCTATCTCGCCCATCTGCTCCGAAATCTTCAACTCTTTGGTGGCCAGCTCGTCCGCTTTGGCGACCAGATAGCCCTGCAGCTGCTTGATCTGCTGTTTAGCGGCTGCAGCCCCCTTTTTGTCGGCGTCTCCCCGGGTGGTGTCCACTGGCTCGGCATAGGCCGCAAAAGCCCAGTGGTTTTTCACGGCGGCCGGGAAGTCGTCATGCATACCCGGGGTGAGGTCGAATGAACCGCCGTCGGCCAGACGCAAGGTCGCCGCCTTTTTCACAATAAAAGTCATAGGAAATTCTCCGGATGGCGGGAGCCGCCATCCTGCTGCGAGTGGATTAAGAGACCGGAATATCGAGGTAAGAGATGGTGTTGGAGTACGGGGTTTCTACCTGGCCCAGCTTGCCGTAATACACCGTCGACTGTTGCACGCCGCGGTACTCCAGCGGAGTGTTCAGCAGAGGAACGACCGGGAAACGGACGAACTGTTCATCTTGCGTGTAAGCAATCAGGCGATGGGCGCCGGCGGCACCGCGCTTCGAGGCCCACTTCATGGAAACAATATCCAGCGGTTCGCCGTTCTCCTGGTAGGCAATACAGTTAATCTTGATGTATTCCAGCAGGGAGATATTGCCGGCCGAGGAGACCTTCTTACTGGCTAACAGACCGAAATGCTCCGGCGCCATGCCCACTTTAGACGGGCAGATCGCATAACCCGAGCGCACCCACGCATCAGACAACACCAGGTTAATGTCCTGCACAATCACATCCGGGTCGGTAGTGGCGGTCCAGGGGGCTGGAGCGGCGACCGGTGTAACTTTAGGCAGGTTCAGCAAGCCGGGGACGTCAATTTCAGTATCACCGATGTACGCCTGTTCGTCGGCGTCCATGTTCCACTTCATCCTGAGCCCTTCATATTTCTGCTCATCGATAGGGCGCCCTGCCTTCTGTGCTGCCATCAGCTCGAAGATGGTGTAGCTGAGCTGGTGAGCCCAGATGCTCAGGTTGTTACGCGTCGGGGTGTTGACGACGTTAATATCCGCAATCGCCGTCCCTTTTTTCCCCATCCAGTTTTTACCGGCCGGGTTTGCACCGCCCACGCTGGAGAAATCGGTGTTGATGAACGACGAGACTTCGTCTTCGATGGAGATATCGCTGCGGAACGGCAGGTCTCGTGTGTATTTATACGACACCATCGGCGTGTTGAGCCTCTGGTCCATGCGCTCCAGCTCACCGACAAGAAAAATACCGCTCATCTGAATGCCGGCTGCATCGATCGTGTTTCTTGCTGACATAGTTTTCCCTTAAATGTTATACGCGATTTCAACCAGGCCATCGGCCCGACCCGGCCCCATGACTTCGGCCATCAGCAGCTGCGGCGTGTTGGTCGGCGTGCCGTCCGGCAGCAGCAGGAACGAACCGACCGGACTGGCATCAGTTCCCCCTGCCACGCGGACGTAAACCGGATCGCCTTTCTTCGCGGTTGTGGGGTTGCCGGCCGTGGCCTGCACGCAGATGTAACCACGCTTCAGGTTGTCAGCGGTCTGGTTCGCCTGGACGCCGATGTAAGCAAGGTCGGCAAAAGAGGTGATGGGATAAGGGCGAACGAGGATCCCTTTCACCAGGCTGATATCATCGCCATCCTCGAGCGGGACGAGTTTATTGTTGTCGTACTTCCCGGCCATCCCGTAGGCCAAAAACTGGTTTGTATAGTCGAGGGTGACGGGCTCGATGGTTAAATCCTGCGAGCGGGTAACGCCGCCGGCGATACCCATCGGCATGTTATATAAATAGGCAGAACCTGACATTGTGCTGCTCCTTATTTGCGGTTGTTCCAGAACTCGGCGTTCTGCTTGTTAAGATCGGCGATTGTCGTCGGGCGGTTATTCTGGTCGATGGTTTTCATCGGGAGAATGTTGTTTTTGGCGCGCCCGATGGCCGCCGCCGCCGTAAATGCCGCGTCAACGGTGGCTCTCGGGGCGGTGGTAAAATCTTTCACACCGAAGACCTTCAGGCTGTCGCCGGTTTTGATGGCCTGGTTCAGTATCTGGCGCTTCAGTCCCTTATTCCCCTCGGGTTTAAAGCCGGGGCAAATGATTTCGCCGTCCGCGATAATGCTCTGGCGGTAGAGTGAGTCGGTGGTCACGCGGCCATCCTCCTCCTCATCTTCCGCGTCTGTGGTCTGGGGGGCGGCCGGGACTTCTGGCTTCAGGCCCTTGAGGGCGGTGATTTCATCCTTGATGGATTGCATGAACTCCACGGCCCAGGCTGGGATGTCGCCGAGGTCTGTGGTTTTCTCCGGGGTGGTTGGTGGGGGCTCCGCCGCCGGCGGAGACTGCGACGGGATATTAATGTTGATGGTCGGTGAGCTGCCGAGGTCGTCCAGCGTCACGCCTTCGGCTTCTTTCGCCAGCTCGTCAAGGCCGGCGGAATCCTTGGTTCGTATGGCGTTGACCATTCTCTGCAGTAAGGTCTGTTTCATCTTCTTTCCTTTGGTTGCGGGGATGGCATCCCCAAAAGCACAAACGCGGCCCCCTCTCGCCTGGCCGATCCTGAGACCGACGGCCAGATGATTGCCGGTGATGTCGTATTGTTCGCCGTTGCCGGGAGAGGTCTGCCGATATTTGGCGGTGTAGCCGGCACTGACTTCTTTCCGGCCCATGTTGATCGCGTTGAGCGCTTCCTGGCGTTTCACCATGACGTCGGCAATGATGAAGTCCGCAAGTTCCCCCTCTCCGCGTCTGACGTTCTGGGCATGACCGTGCGACAGCGCGGCATAATTCGATGGATTGACGAACAGAATGTCGCCGTTTTCGTCCTCCGGGTGCCCCAGCGTGACCGCGACCCCCTCAAAGCTCGCCATCGTTGCCGGCGAAAAGACCTCTTCTTCGGTGCGCAAAATTTTGACGAATCCCTGGGCGTCAGTTTCCAGGCCCACATCCACATCGTCTTTGTGGTACACCTGCTCGCCGGTCCGGGCGATGGGAACGTCTTTAAACAGCACTGACCCGTCAGCCTGAAGAAAGCGCGTTTCTCCGAGCTGGGTGGTGAAAAAATATTGCATGGAGGAGGTCTCTTGGGTGTGGGTGGCTAATTTGGATGGTTAATAAATGATTGGCTAATTTAGGTGTTTGGTTGCAATTATTGGCTACCCTAAAAGGCCATGTAAAAATGAAAGCGGCACGTATCTATGAGCGAGTCAGTACCGACGAGCAGGATTTAACCCGACAGGCATCACTTGAGAAATCGGCCATTGAAAGCGGTTACTACATTGCCGGCATTTATCGCGAGAAAGCATCTGGGGCAACGGTGAACCGTCCCGAGCTGCAGAGGATGATTGCAGACCTGCAGCCGGGTGATGTGGTGATAGCTGAAAAAATTGACCGCATCAGCCGCTTACCCTTACCGGAAGCTGAAAAGCTCATCGCTTCCATCCGGGCTAAGGGGGCAAAACTCGCTATTCCTGGCATCGTGGATTTCAGCGAGCTGGCTGCAACCACTGACGGCTATTCACGTATCGTCTTGGAATCCATGCAGGAGCTGCTGCTGAAACTTGCCCTGCAGATGGCCCGCGACGATTACGAGACGCGCCGTGAGCGTCAGTATCAGGGGATCCAGTTGGCGAAAAGCGCCGGTAAGTACAAGGGGCGCAAGGAAGACAAAAACATGCATCAGCGCATCATCGCGCTGCGCCAGTCTGGATCCACAATACATAGGACCGCCGCTATCGCCGGCTGCAGCATCAGCCAGGTGAAACGAATTTGGGCAATGCACCAGGCGAGCATCAGAAGCGCGGACCCGGTATCTGAACATCCGGATAGCATTTGCAATTAGGCAGGCACCCGGCATGGCCGGTCATCGAGTCCAGCGTTGGCGGGTTATCCCAGCGCACAAACTTATCTTTCATTTTTCGGTGAGAATCGCGGGTGCCGGCGCCCTCGATGCGCCACCAGTACCCCTCTGAGCCAACGGCCAGCGCGCGGGCCTGCGTCAGGGCACCGGTCGCCCGGCCAATCTCCGTACGGGCAATCATCTTCGCCCGGCTGTTCGAGACGTCGCCAGCCTGGAAAATCATGGCGTAAAGCGGGTCTGGTCGTTCGCCGTTGATGACCGCCTTGATGGCGCGGCTCTGAATATCACGTACCCGATCGGCGGCTTCCAGCGGCAGCGATTTCATGAGCTGAATCTGGCGATACACGATATCCTGCGCCACCTGTCCTACCGGTGTGCTGCCCATCACGTCACGCAGGCCGTCAGAGATTTCATTGGAAACCGATCGCCATTGCTCCCACTCCTCCTTTTCCACCTGCAGGAACATTTTCCGCCCGACGTCTTCGGCCCAGCTGGTGATCACCTCCGAGTAATCAACCAGGGTAGAGGCGATGTTGTCAGCGCTTGCCTGTGAGCCATCGTAGGTTCCATCGACGATCCCCCCTATCTGGTTTGCTATCAACAATAGGCTTTTGCGGTAGTTGAGTTCCGATCGCCGGCGGAGGGCGGGTTTCAAGTTCATCCTCCTGCCACTGCTTCTTCTCATTGTCGATATCCTCGTCGGTAATTGAGCCGCCAATCCCCGTCAGCTCCGACAGGTTCCTGATATCGGTCATCGCGGCGTGTCTCGGCAAAATATCCCGATCAACCAGCGTCGCGACCGCGGTGGCCACGTTGCTGGCCAGCGTCGACCGGTCGGTATCTGAAATCTCCCACAGCTTGTTGAACGTGAAGGTGAAGTCATCCGGGAGGCCGGCGCCAAACAGCGAACGGTGAGAGATATCCAGCAGCCAGCGCACCGGGCGACGCAGGCGGCGTTCCTGCTGGGTGTTAATCCGGCTGTAGTAGTTTTCGAGGTCGGTGTCGCCGGTGCTGAATCCACCCGGGGACTGACCAAACAGCCGCACAAGTGGAATACTGGTCGCCCCTGATACTTGTTCGGCAAAGCGGCAGAGCACGTCCGATATACCTGCAAAGGTGTAGGAATGGGTCTCGAATCTATCCTTGAGGTCCATGACGGTCATTCCCTCGATGGTCTGGCGCCGTCGGATATCATCGAGGTGCTTATTTACGGCCATCTCAAGGTCGCCGCCTTTGGCCAGGGCATTACGATAGCCCTCAATGCCGTAGGTTCTGAGGTGGGCCTTGTGAATAAGCTGCGTCACGCCCGCAGTCGCTGTGTCAAAGGATTCAATGCGCTCAAATATTCGCTCCACAACGGACATGCCCCAGCCGTTCTCTATCCGTGCCTGGCGAGTTGGTAGCGTATCCCCCTCCATGCGTATCACGCGCGAGTAGTGAATTTTCCAGGGGGGGATGCCCTGCGCACTGGATCCCACTTTGTAATACTTTGGTTTGCCGAAGTCCGGGCCGTAGTCCGTCACCAGATCGTTGTAGCTTGGCGTGAGAGACCAACGGTCAATGGACAGCAGTCCCTTAAATTGCTCCTTACCGATGGTATTGATATTCAGTGGGGTGCTCATGTCCTGACCGTCAATCATCACGACGACGATGGCGCCGCCGTACAGACGGGACCATTTCAGACCATTATTCAGCTCATCCCAGATGCCGGCCTCATCCCACAGGTTATCAATCTGGCCACGTTCTCCGGGTTTCATCCGGGAGACGATGCTGATCCCCTTTCGGGTCATATCGTCCGCGATGGCGTCCACTGCAGCGCCAACCAGAAAAGACGAGCGATACGCCATTTCTAACAGGTTGCGGTTGCGGGAGGTGTAGTTGGCGATATAGGTGCCGCCAGACTGGAGGTTATCGGTATTCGTCCCCAGTCTGGCCTGTGGGTTGCTGTAGCCGTCGACGGTGCGCACGGCCTGTTTAGAACCGCGACGGCGATTTTTTCGGGACATAAAATTCTCCACATCACCGGGCTGGCCGCCGGCAATCAAATATTCAGGTTATCGGGGTGGGCGGAGGGTTAAACTTTCCTGCTCAGCGCTTTCCAGATTGATTCACCGTCGAGATCCATAGGGGCAAAGCCGATCATGACGGCGTCGGCAAGGTTCGGGGATTTCGTCCCTTCTGGCTGCTTGTCGACGAGAATTTTACCGACGGTGTTTTTTGACCAGGTGGGCTGTGATAGCTCGAGCAGGAGGCGGTCTTTATTCTCCATCGAGCCGCTGATAGAAATAATTTCGTCAGGGTCATAGGGGAGACCATTTCGCGCCCGATACGTATTGCGGAACAGTTTTCGCAGATGCCACCACCCCTGCGCTTTGGCGGTGGCGAAGAAATCTTTATTCAGGCGTGCCGGCCTTCCGTTGTCGCCTGGTATCGCTTCATCATCGGGCGAAAATACCCCACCACTGCCGCGAAATGGGGTCGCCGTGATAGTGCCCAGACGTTCGGTTGTGCGTTGTTCATTGATGACCCTGGCATCACCACGGGCGCCGGCGCCGAGGCCGTCTTCATCGAACCGGAATTCATCCAGACCGAAATCATCGCAATAGCCGAAGGCCTTAACGACGGAGGCATAAATATCACTCCCTTTGCCCGACCACTCTTTAACATCCTGAACAAGAAAGCCATGGCGTGACATAAAGCTGTTCTTGTCGCTACCCTTATCGGCAATATCCATCGCCCCCATGCGTTCGCCGCTGGGTTCGAGGCCAAGGTGGATATGGGCGTCGACGGCCGCTTGCACCCACTCGGAAGGAATGAGGCTCCCCTCCTGTGAGGCCTGGTAGTTCAGATCCAATTCCTGCGCGATGATGACCGGGTCATCAATTCTCAGGCACTCCTGTTTGTACCAATCGTCGTCCTTACGTGGATCGCTGCGCCAGTGGAAGGTAAACACCGGGATTTTCCCGCTGTGGCGCTTTCTGGCGAATGGGTTATTCATACCGTTTATCGAAGAAAGATCGATACGGCAGCGGGTGGTCTGCGACAGCGACGCATCAATGAGCATTGGCCGCATAAGGAAGGCAGACTCATCTATCAGATGCAGTGAGGTTCGATCGCCACGACCGATATTGTCGCCGGCCTCACCGGTGATGACCGACCCGGTTTCGGGGAACTCGACCCGCATATAAGGCGCGTGCCTTTTCGCGTCCCATGAGCCGCGAAACTCAAGCGGCAGCATCTCGATGAATTTTCGTGCTTTCCAGAATAACGCCCTGGGGTCACCGGTACTATCGACGTATATCTCTTTACGGGATCCGAAGCCGACTACCATCTCTTTGTTGAACAGGCACAGCGTGCTGGCAAAGCCAACGGACGTCCAGCTAAGCCCCATTTCACGGCTCTTCTCGGTCAGCCCGTTCTCGCGGTTTGCCATCCGGTCCATAATCCAGAGGATCCATTCTTCCTGTTTCGGGAACAGCAGAAACGGGATAGTCGTCGGCAGCCCCATGACCGGGTTTCGTGGATCGGTCGTCATTCCCCAATCGATGATGAACTGGGCCGGGTTATTGCGATAGAACCGTCGCAACGCCGGCAGCGCATCGCGGTTTTCCCTGATGCGCTTCAACCGCTCCGCCCGCCATTCATACACGATGTTGTAGTCGGGATTTTTGAAGTCAAAGGGGAAAGGCAGCGGCATAATTTCACCAATAAAAAGCCCCGCGTTTGCGAGGCTGTTAGAGATTGGAATCGAATTCTTATTATGAGTGAACCGAAAAATCTAGCTGCTTGCCCAGGGCGTTCATTGCCTTCTGGATCGCGTCGATTTTGGTTGCGTGCTGCAGGTTGATCAGCCGGTTAACTTCCTGCTTTTTAATACCAATGCGTTCGGCCAGCTCAACTCTCGTTAAGCCAGAATCGATAAACGCATTCAGCATAAGCACTTTAGATGCAACACTAAGCGGCACTTCCACATAATCACCGGTTACTTTGCTGGGTAGTGGGATCGCCCGATTATCCTCAAAGTAAAAATCGAACGAGGTGATTAACGCATCCAGCGCCATCGCTAGCGCTTCCTCGCGCGTATCGCCCTGAGTCAGCGCCTCCGGTATATCTGGGAACGAAACCACATATCCGCCGGTATCTGAGAGTAGATTTACTGGGTATCGCATATTCGTCTTAGTGAAGTTTTGCAAGTAACCAGCCCCGGAGGGCTGGTTTGTTAGTTCAGGCCAAGCTGCTTAATAATGGCCTTCCTTAGCGGTTCTTTTATCTCGCTGCCGGGGTGCCTTGGCATAACGCTTCGTTTGCCTTGGTATCGAAGTTTTAAATGGTTGGTGCCATTTGTAACTTCCACCCCTTGCGATTCAAGCCACCGCCTGAACTCGCTCTGCTTCACTTCTCCTCCTGTCTGTTGAACATGCAACCACAGTAAACAATTATGATTACCTTGTCAACATTTTTGTTTACCGGTTTGAGAGATATTTTTGCTGCCCCTTCGATACGCCAAATTGCACGAAAAACGGCCCGATTTAACATAATGATGGTTACCCGCACCGCCGCGATGGCACTCAACCGCAGAACAGCACCAACGGCTGATTTATCTGGGTTTTGTCGGCGGAATGGACGGAAACGGACTGCATAAATCGTGCATAAAATAGGGGGATATTTGCATAGCGAAAATTTAACACTAGATCGCTATTTTCAGCCGTTTTCATATCTGCTCTACCCCCTGTCAGCCCATCATTTTCCGATAGGCTTCGGCAGCATCTTCTGGGCTCATGTCGGCAATTTCAGCCATCACCGGCGGCGGCAGATTAATGGCCTTCCCGACTTCCAGCATCAGCGTTCTGGGAACTGGCAGGTCCGACGCCTCCAGCAGCTGCGCCGCGTTGATGGCCGTGAACTCTTCCGATCGAGGGATAGATAGGATGCGTTGCGCCTCGCGGGCCCTCCAACTGGACGGTATCGGCAGACCCTCGATCTCGCATTCGTCGACGGCGTCCAGGTAGCTGATCGCCCCGGACTGCAACCGCTTGGATATGGCCTTAAGACCCTGCGCCTGCTCCCTGATCTCTTCGCGTTCGTTGAATTTTACTGTTCCGCCGAAACCAGCTTTCAGAGCCACGCCGATATCTTGCGCGGTGGGTGACAGAATTCGGGTCTCCTTAACATTACCTTTGGCGTCTTTAATCACCTCAGTCCGCCCCTCCGTTGCATTTTTCTCCATGCTGTCCGTCACGATTTTATTTATGCGGGCATTGGGGGTGCTGATCGTCAGCTGAAATTCCGGGTACTTTTTGCGCCATTTAGAAATCGTCTGCCGACAAACTCCAAGGCACTCCCCGATCCCCTTGTCTGAACGATCGCCTGTGCTGCGAATATGGTGCTCCACGATAGGAATAAACCGCTCATGAAATTCGTCCAATCTCGCCATGCGATAGCCCCTCGTTTTTCGAGATCGTGCAAACATTCAGCGAAATCAGCACTTTCATTTTGTTAATCAAATGGATAACCCGAATTAATTAACACGGCCGGCGCGTGTTAATTAATTCCGGATCCGACCAGGCGTGATGCGGGCTGAGCCCGTGTTAATTAATTATTTTGAGCCAATGTTCAAAAATGACGAGAAAACCGCGTAGAGGCTGGATCCATGCGAGATCTATTAAGAAATGACTACCCGAACAGATAACACCTGTGCTGGGTGTCAGAAAACAGGTGGGAATACACCGCCAGCGTCACCGCCGGCGACGCATGATCCAGCCAGCGGCTTATCTGCTCCAGCTGAATACCACGGGATACCCACTCCGATACCGCGTAGTGGCGTAAAGCATGGAAACTCTTCCCCTCAGCCGTTAAGCCCGCATCCGCCAATAACGTTTTCAGCACCCCGCGGCGAAACGAATTCACGTTGGCATAACAGCCACCGCCTTTTTTCTCAAACAGGTATTTACCCCGCCGCGGGATCTGCTCCAGCAGCCGGTGAAACTCCTCCGATACCCTAAACACCGTCCGGGTGCCGTATTTCAGACCCGGTAATATTCCCGCGTCCGTCAGGTGGCTGTCTATCACCAGCGTATCGCTGTAAATATTGTCCCATCGCAGCGCCGCCACCTCCGAGATACGCAGGCCGAACGCCGCCCCCAGATAAACCGCCAGCACCTGGAGCGCCTCGCCGAGGCTCATCAGTATTTTCACCTGTTCGCGGGTGGCGAATTTCTCCGGGGGGACGGCGCTGTTGTAACGCAGCGCTTTACGGGCTATCCGGCACGGGTTTTTGATACACATCCCTACCTCGATGGCCAGCCCATAGGCCCGCTGCAGGAACAGGCGATGATTGTGAGTGGTGATGTCTGCCAAATCTGGCGGGGACACCTGCCGGATTGGCGGGCTGTCACGGTTAAACTTATGCATCAGCCGGCAGAAGTTGTAACCCTGCCCCTTGAAATATGAGCGCGAGATCCGGTTCAGTTCCACTTCATCGCAGAGCCGCCCGTAATAAAACATCAGCAGCTCCTTGACCGTCATCTCCCGCTTACGCCCGGCGGCGTCCTCGCTGGCACTCTCCCAGGCAAAGCGCTCGCGCAAATAAAACTCGCGGTAGGCGTCGCACGGATCGGCGAACGTCGACGTGCGCGAACCGCCCATCCCCTGCCAGGTCACCCGGTAGCGTTTTTTCCCCGGGCGCCCGGTGTCGGTCAGTTTGGTCACAAGGCCCTCCATCAGGTCACAAAAGGCAATAAAAAGCCCCGTGGCGGCGGGGCGGTAAAGTTGGCAGTTATCGCAGCGACCCGGTCACTGTCCAGGGATTACGGATTGTCCCGATCGGGCACTGTCGGATCGATACGGCGGCGCAGCTGGCCACCAAGGAAATTCATCCCCAGGTAGCCGACGATCACGCTGCCAAGGTAACTCATGTCGCCGCTGACGCCAGCCCATTCCAGCCCGTCACGGATGAACCAGGCCAGCATCGCGCACATCATGGCATCCAGTAGCACGGCCATACCCCGATCACCCTGGGATTCCCCGCGCAGGAACGCCATCACCGCCGCCAGCGTTGCACACGTCGCCTGGGTTTTGATGGCTTGCCACCAGGTGGCGAGACGCTGCCACAGCTGTGGGTCAAGGTCATGCATAAGTAATCCTTTTAAAATCAATGATGACAAGGCAAGCAACATGAGAATGGGATAGTGCCGCACTCAAGTGGCGACTGTTGTGTCAGCGGAGAACGGGCGGAAAAAGGTGGGTTTAGTCCTTCAAAAACTCATTCGTTGGGAACGACACAACCCCTTCCAGTAGCTCAGCACTGGTGCTGGTGACGATCACGGTGTGATGCGGGTGAACGTTTTCAGCCAGCCATTTAATCAACGGTTTGGCTGCTTCTTCGAACGCTGCTATTTTCTGTTGCTGATTTTCCATCGTTACTACTCCTCAGTTGGTTTAGGCCTGCTGCCGCGCGGGCAGCAGCAGGGTAAATCCACTCATTACCCCATCTGGGGGCGGCGAACTCGCCTAATGAAGTTGATGGGCTTTAATGCTTTTTCGACACGACGCATTGACTTACTCGAAGGGGAAAAATTCGGGGGGAGCACTTTTGAAATTACATCAACAACTTCTCTTTCACCATTTCCTGCTGCCCACCGTTCCCGTCGCCGAGCACGCCGCCGCTGATCTGAATTTTTATAGGTAATATCGGTCATGAAAACCTCATTGCTTAAAATCCCAGCACACAAATGAAAGTGAGCCGGACAACCTGCAACAGGGTAAAGTCAAGACACGCCACGGGGTCAGTGATGCCTTTTCACGCAGGCGATGAACGCCTGGCTAATCTTCTCCTCCACGGAACGACTGGCGGGTATTAGGCGGTTCTCCCCAACCGTGTTCGCTTCAGATACATCGAATTTTTACGTCAGGGTATATACCCCTGGCGGTGCCTGCTGATTGATTTAGCCGCATTCTAAGGGGACGCATCTTTTTCAACGCGCCAGCGGGCTGTCTGCTCAATCAAGACAGGTTCTCATTTATTTCAGAGCGCAGTGGTTTGGGACACACTCGCCAAAACCAAAGCAGGCGCTTAGCGCCCAAATCAAACACAATCCATTAACAAATGTGATTTTCTCGTACTGAGAAAATTTCCGATCGGTTTGCGCGATAAAATTTAGTCTTGATGAAATGTAACGTCAATGGCGATAAAAATATAAGTTTTCTGTAAAAAAACGATCGTAAAGATCGACTTACGTTATGCTAATCTCAAATTTCACGGAGGGAAAAACGAGATTTCGCGAATGTTGTTTCTCAATTTTTCCATTGAAAACACGATGTAACTATTAGCGCATAAAAAGAAAGTGATCGGATACATTTGTAATTGTTATGTTACTTTTGGTTTCATGTGTGTGACTGCGTTCAATCTTTACTCCAAATGCCACTTTAATCAGAAAATACTTATAAACACCTTAGAAGATCGCCCGCCCTTTCTCTGTAGTAGCGAAAAATTGGCTTTTGCGGGTTTCGTGATGGGCGTTCATTTCTGCCACTGGCAAACAGGGTGAGAGGTGTGATGTGGTGAGGAGTTTTTCGGCGTATTTTTCTGGCGGTGTTCGCGTTAAGGCCAAATATCACCATTGCAGCTTGCATTGGGCTTAATAGTGACTATATAGTGCCTATCTTAAACCAATTAAATCGCCCCTGCCATATCAATAGACTACCCAAATCATTCATCGATCTGGTTGGTATGTCATATGGCAGAACCGCAACTGAAGAACAGGAAGCGCTTCACCTCCTCCCTGGATAAAAAGCTGATTCCACTCTTCGACGAGCTTGCAAAAAGCTCAAGAATTCCGAAAAGTCGCCTGTTGGACGAAGCGATCGAGGATTTGCTGAAGAAGCATGGGATCAGAACTCTGAGGTGACACTCACGTAAACTAACACTGCGAATTAGTGTTCATATTCATGTGGTTAAGTGTAGTGTGCTTTACAGGGTGTAAAAACGTGCGTTTTTGCACCCTTGACCATCAAATTCCGCAAATTGTTAGCGCTGTTACATTTTTCGGCAGTTGCGAAAGGGAAATTTGGTGTTAATATGCGGAAATTGGTTGTACGCGGATTATTTCGCAAGGGTGGGGTTTGATACCCTAGAAAGCAAAAACCCCTGAATCTAGTTCTCGGACTTGGCGGAACGGTTCTAGAATTCAGGGGCCCACTTAAAACTGTATAGAAGCTGTTGCTCTATACGGGGAGTATAGTTTTATGCCTTTTAAAGGTCAACTCCTAGTGTGCAACATAAGCGAATGGCTACTTGAATAGCCAATTTGCGAATGTTGAGCACCGCATCAATGAATCCCGTAGCTCCCGGCGTGGTGAGGCTAATGCGTTGCGGCGCGGGCAACAAAAAATTCATCGTCGTTACACCCCAAATTTATGCTGCCAGGTGCCGAAGGGCATGGCGAGTAAGGTTGTGGCGCGCATGAGTAGTCACGACTGGCGGCGTAATGATGACCTGATCGCGCTGCGCCGGCAGGGCTATATCCCCTATACCCAACGCAACAACCCGGACTACCGTCCCAAACCGATGCGCATTGCCGCGCGGTCGGAGAGTCGTGAAGCGCTCACGGTGCTGTCCCTGGTGCTGGGCGCCAACTGCGACTACAACCCGGACAGCGACTACCCGTTCGAGATCATGCTGCCGTTCGAGGACGTGGCCAAGGCCATGGGGGTGCTGCACGTCTACGAAAGCGGCCGCAAGGCGTATGACGTGGCACTGCATGCGCTGTCGGTGCTCGAGCAACTGGACTACCTCATCGTGTCGCGCGGGCAGGATACCGACACAGGTCAGAACAAGCCGCTGCGTATCTGGCTGACGGAGAACTTCTTCACCAGCCGCGGTATTCAGGTGGATGAAATTCGCCAGTGGCTGGATCAATACCGGCTATGGGCTATCAAGAAAGGGCTCACGGAAAGCCTGCGCAAGAAATACGAGCGCCACCTGGTGCGCATCGCGCATCTGGGGATCGACATCGAGCGCAAGCACTCGCTGAAGAACCGGCTGAAAAAGATCCGCCGGTGGGTGGTGAGCCCCGATCTGCAGAACCTCAAACGCAGCGCAGAACAGGTGATTGGCAACGAATTGGCCAGGCGGCAGCAGGACGCGCAGCGGCTCGATACGCTGCTGGATGACACCGCCGCCGGTATCAAAAAGCTGGCCAGCGCCCGGCGCCAGAAACAGAACGGTTTTTATCAGGCCTGGGTGCAGTGGACGATGGGGCGTTCGCCGCTGGTAGCAATACAGCTGGAGAATACGCTCAAGCATGAACAGCCCGGGCTGCTGAACAGCGATCCGGAGGCGTTCTACCGCCTGTTACTGGAGCGCGCCGGCGCTATCCCCGCCTAACGACCTCTAACGTATCTTGCTTTCCCCTGCCTGACCCGCGGGGGCTTTGTGTTACCTGTTTTTCACCGCAGATGCCTGGTTGCTCATTTGGCCAGGCTGTTTATAAGGGTGCCGGCGTGATTTTTGTTGCCGCCGACGTCGATCCTGGTTGCGAACGATAGCGATCGGCGACGAATAGTCCCTTAGCTTCGACATTAAATTCGTAATCATCATTAACTTCGAAAACGTACCGAGAACGATATTTAATTTCGAACGTTGTTTCTGAACAAACTAAGCCCTTTAAAAAGGGAGTCACTCAGCGCACCGGCTTACGCCGTTGCTGTTGAGTACCTCCCTCACTTCGTTCAGGCAAAAAACAGTGCCGAACTCCCCGCTCCCTTACTTGGAAAAACCTGAAGTAGCTCCTGCAGTCACGACTGCAGGCTAAAGACTCTGTACCCCAACCGGAACCACCGAAATTTCCCTTCCAACAAAAAATCGTTCACCTCAGCTCCATAATCCCCTCACCACCGCTAAAAAGCGACCCCGCCCCGGCCCAACGGGCCGGAACGATGTCGCTTTTAATGATGGATGTTGTAACTAGAGAGTCCATCGCTGCTAGAAGTGTTGCTACAGGTTCTGCGTACACGCCCGTAAGCGGCCCTACGGCCCGCATAACGCGGAGATACGCCACGACTGCGGCTTCGCCTTGTCGTGACCACTCCGACGGCGCACAAGAGTTTCTGCATCGCTTTTAGCGGGTTATGGCTTTGCAGGGTGGAGGGGGGGAATTGGGATCTTATTCGATCCAGGTTCTCGGCTATGTCCGATCAGCACTCACATGAAGCACAGTTGCTATCGCCTCTATGCCCTTCGGGCATAACCCCCACCCAGATAAATCTGGGCTAACTAGATTGACTCAAATAGTTGGTAATTAAATCATGATATAGTGATTTAATTCTTTCATTGTTTATCATGGTGTGTCATGATGATGGTTGCTTATGTGAAATAATGAAAGGCTGATATCATGATACTATCTTGCATTGGTCAAAAAGGCGGTGGTTCTAAAAGCGCAACAGCCAGAACCCTGGCTGCTGGTTTTACAGAAGCTGGGTGGAAAACCCACCTTGCTGATATTGATGAAAAACAACAAACGTCGTTGAGATGGTGTAAGCGTCGGGAAGAGGCTGGCTTGCCGGTTATTGATTGCGGACTATATCGACGAGTTGAGACTGCCGTAAAGATCAAAGACCAGTATCACTTGGTAGTTATTGATGGCCGCCCCGCTGCGGAAACCACCTCACTTGATGTTGCCGCTGAATCAGATCTCGTTTTAGTCTCCACCGGCACAACGGTTGATGATTTGGAGCCATCACTGGAACTTGCCAGGGAGCTCATTAAGAAGGGAATTGATAAAGATAAAATTATCTTTGCCGTTGCAAAATCTCCCTCTGATGCCGAGGGGGTTAAAGCTCAGGAAACGATACGCGCTTGGGGATTCCGGGTTTTAAACACAGTCATTCCATTCAAAGCCGGGTATGGAAGTGCGCTTGACCAGGGGCGGGCATTGCACGAGACACCTTTTAAGTCGCTGAATGCGACAGCCAAAGGGATGATTGAAGAGATTCATGATATAATTAATTCATAAAATAATGAAAATATTATATCATTATCAAATGTTTTAATTATCATGCGGTAACTATATGAAATCACCAAAAAACAGCATAAAACTTGCACCACCTTCTAGCGGTGAGGCCACTCTGAATGTGACAGGTAAGGGGGCCGAGCCAGATACAGCGGTCAAACCTATCCAGATCAAAGTCTCTGTTAAAAAACACAGAGAGATGAAGGCATATGCTGCTGAGCAGGGAATTACAATTACGGATATGCTGCTGGCTGGATATGAGATGTACCGCCAAAAAATGAATTAATTAAATCATGATTTAATGATTTTCGTGAATTATGGTATGAGCAATCGGAGAGGGATTACGCCTAAGAATTTTTACAACAAGTAGTAACAGACGCCCTGAGCCAGCGTGTCCGCGCTGACCCAGGGCTAACCCTAAACCTAAGAGACCTAGGAGTAGAGCTATGCGCGATACTACGCATATTGCACGCCTATTAAAAGCGTGCGGCATTACGACAGAGCAGTTCCTGAGCTTTGTCTGCACGTCAAAACACCTCACCTCACGCCAGCGGGCGCATCTTTCCGTCGCGGGAGGTGCAGCATGAATACCCCCATTCCCGCCTCGCTGCTGGCCACGTTGGCGCAGCATTTCAGCGACCAGCCATTCACGCTATTCTCTGTTATGACCCACGCGCCGATCGCCGAGGTCGACGCCTGGAAAACCGGCCTGCAGGCGTTGATCGCCCAGGGTGCCCTGCTGTGTATCGAAAGCCGGCTACTGGGTGATGTGTATATCCAGCACCCGCGAGGCATGGTGGTGTTCGGTATTCCGGTGGCGCTGAGCCAGGTGCTGGCCTGCCGGTTCTGCGGCCGGCTGTTCGTGGTAACCGAGGTATTGGCGTTCGCCAGCGATAGCGAGGTCGACGACTGGCGGAGGTCGCTAAATGCACTGGTCACTCTGGGTGTGCTGCATCGCGTGCTGGGTGACATGCTTGTCGTGGTCGGAGGTGCAGAATGAAGTACTTCCACGTCAAACTGACGACCACCGTCGACCATCCGAGCGGCAAATTTGACAGCGAGACCTACCTGGCGGCCGAGAACAAGACGCAGGCGAAAGCCAAGGCCTCGTCGTACATCTTCGAAAACGACGGCCGTAACTGCATGTTCTACAAGTCGCCGCGCCTGGAGGAGGTATCGGAAGATACCTACCTCGAGAAAACCCAGGGGCCGGCGGAGTTCCCATATCACGCTGAGGTCGACCGCTACCTAGCGCGCCTGGTGCTGTTCGGCGAGCAGGACACCTACGACGAGAGCGAATTGAGCGCCGCCGACGCGTTCCTGGCCAGCCCCGACGAGGAGCCGGAGAAATTCGCCGAGTTCAATGTGTTGTGCGAGCGCCTGGCGGAGGAGCCGCTGGCGCGTGGGGCGTTGCTGGAAGAGGTTAAAGCGTTGGCGCTGACGCTGTTCCGGGCGCAATGGCCGTCTGACGCGGTGGCTGGCACGTTACCCCCTGATTCGGTGGATAACGCTGTGGGCAACGGTGTAGGGGTGGGTGTATTGTCCGAGTCGGCCGGTGGTAGTCTGGTGGTGGTTAATAAT